CTGGCGTGGTTCATCGGCTGGGAGGTCCTGCAATATGTGATTAACCTGACCTCCTCTCTTTTTCTCTATCTCCTTCCACTGGAAATCGTCTAGCGCAGCCGCTCCCCTCACTTGTCCACCTGCTGCTACTACGGCAGCAGCCCTATTTTCATTGATAATCGACCGAGCCATATTGAATATCTCTGGGCTCCGAGGGTTAGATGCCACAGCAGTAGCGATGGCATTAAGGTCTGCTCCGTGAAGGTCTATAAGGCTTACTGCCGTGGCTCTATCCTTACGTTGCTGCTCAGCAAGTCCAGCTTCAGCTCCCTTCTCTATTGCACCTAGGGCAGCGAAGGGGACTCCGTAGTCAACTGGCTTTCCTCCCTTCTTGATCTCAACCTGCTCGGCAATGTCGAACCAGCCTTGATTGTGCTTTTCAAAGTTCCTATAGTTGAAGTCCCTGAAAGCTGGCACTCCTGCCCTGCCCAGTGCCCCCGTTCTTGCGGCTGCGGGGTCAATCCCCCTCTTCACCGCCTCTGCAATTATCTGAGTCCTTGTTGGCCTCGCTCCTGCGCGTGTCGGGATACGGCTCACAACCCCAGCCCACCACTTATCGAATCTAGTTTGCGCCTCTAGGTATTTCGGGTCCTTCTCTGCGAACTTTATCCGATTGTTCCGATCCCTCTGCATCCCAACTAGGGCGGCTACTGATGCCTGCTTAGCTTTCTCAAGTTCGATTGGATTTTTCAACAGAGCTGTATCGACCATTTCTCGCCATACCTCGTGGTCGTCTGTGCCGGGATCATGCGGATTTGTTGGAGTCCTACCTGCATCAACTTCCGCAAGTGCGTGCGTTATGCTCCTATGAACCTTAGCCGAATGAGACAGCTTTTCGTACTCTGCCCTGCCCAGTGCCCATGAGTTGTACAGTTCCCCCCCTAGTTTAGCCTCTTCATTATTGTCAGCCACTGTTTCTATGACCACGCTAAAAGGCTTCCCAGAGCTTCCTGCTCCCTTAGCGAGTGCCACTCTTCCGCCCCGCTTAGCTCCGTGCTTTCTAGTCTCCTCCTGTTTCCTCTGCTGAACAGCATACATAGACGAAAACTTTGCCTCGTCAATTGCTTTCTGACGCTCCAGCACTTCCTCTTCCGCTATAATTTTCGCCTCAGCTGCCAATTTTTGAGCGTCTATAGCCTCTGGTCTACGGGCAAGCCTTCTTTCTGCCCCTTGAAGGCGGCTGTAGTATTCACTCTTAGCTCCCCTTCCCTTAGGTGCTGCACCCCTTATCCTATCCATGAGGGACATCCCGGGGTCAACATTGGCCTCTGCCCCTGCAACCTGAGAGAAAGCCTGACTCAATGGGTCTTCAGGTTTCTGAGATAAACCTGCAAGTGACTCAAGGATGCTTCCGAACTTAGCTTTCGCAGTCCTTTTCCTGAGTCTCTTAGCCTCTTCCCTCTCAGCATCCCTCTTCAACTGGGCCTCCGTGTAGGAGTCGAATCCCTTGAGGTATGCGTTACTGAATGCTTCCCCGAATTTAGTTGGTCTTGCCATGATTACTTCTCCTTACCCCCCCTTGCGCTTCCTGCCCTTCTTGCCGAACATTCCTCCCGCCAGTCCTGCTCCGAATGGGCCAGCGAAGCTACCCGCTACTGTTCCCAGTATGGAACCTATCGGGTCACTCGCCTCGTACATACTCGCTTGAGTTCCGAACACATCGCTGGCAAACCCAGCTCCTGTAGCAGCAGCACCGGGGTCAAGTCCTGTTCCCCTTGACATCTGAGGTGTAGCAAACGGGGCAGCTCCCTGCTGGAAGCCAGCCATCATTCCGCCCTGAGCAGCGACAGGTGCTAATCCCAGTAGGGATTGTATGTTGCTCACCCCCTGCTGTCTGGCAGCAAGTTGCTGTCCTAGATTCTGTTGCTGTCCGGCGAAGGTGGCTCCCCGCGACTGATTGATCTGCTGAACCTTCTGCATCGTGTTGGCAAAGTTCTGCTGTGCCAGCCTGTTAGCCACATCACTCTGGGCCTGACCGCTCCCTAGGAATCCTAGGTACTCGCCTCTGCGTTGCTGGCCCAGTTGCATTCCACCCTCAAGTTTAGCAATGGCCTCACGCAGCCCTGCCCCTGTTCCCAGCTCCTGACCTCTGGCTGCAGCGGCTCTCCTGACTCCCTGCTCCAGCCGCCTCTGCTGTTCCGCCGTCAACTGTTCTCCCCTGAGCAGTTGATCCACAAGCTGCTCCTCAAGACCAGCTCGTCCCTCGGCAGTTATGCCAGTATCCGCAAGTGTAGGGGCATCAACCTCTTCATAGTCGGGGATAGTTACCCCTTCTCCCACCAGTTCCTCAGCGGTTCCTTCTCCTCTCCTTAATCCTTCAGTAAACTCTTCCCTCAAGGCAAACCCCTCAGGATCAACCTGACGCATCTGCTCTCTCTGTTCTGCTATAAATCGAGGACCGTACTCTATCAGGTTTGAAAGCTGTGCTTCAGACAGCTTGGGAACCATCTCAAGGAGGGCCTCCGTCTCAGCTCTAGTTATGTCTATGTCACCCAGCCCTGCAAAGTCTGCCGACACGGTTTCCTTTGTGCGAGGGTCTTCGTATTCCACGGGCTGCCCCAGCTTGTATGCCGCCTCAATCCTTCGGCGTGCTGGCAGTGTCTCTATGTCAGAGTAGACACCCTCGCGGGTAGCCTCTGCATAGTCCGGTGCTGGTGGTGGTTTTGATTTTCCCATAACTAATTCCTCATCAGTCGGCGTTTAGCCGTGTTCATGTCAACTAACGTGACTCTTTCCCCATACTTATGACGTACCCACGCCATCTTTTTAGCATTCTTTCCGAGATGATTCCATACCATACGGTATAAAGCCCTCATTGCATCAGGGTGCTTGCATACTGTCATCTCAACATAACATATCGGCCCTTCTGTATCCCGATAATGCTCATGGCAGTCCTCTTCATTATCCACGAACCGGACGAAGGTTACTCCAACCAGCTCGTCTCCCTTCGCTACAGCGTAGTAGCGGTCATTGTTCACAAACCACTGGACCCATTCCAGTAAACGCTCCCGACTCCATTCCCTGCAGAAGCCCAGCCTGTCCCCTATCAGGTCAGCCATCTCCACTGTCGGTCTAGGGAATGTCCTCATCGTTGCGGATTGATTGTATCAGAGAATGCGCTCCCCTTGACTGCGTGCAGCGAGAGTTTCCCTGCATTTGCTGTTGCCATGTATTGCATCTCCTTGAATTTCCCTCTGCTCAACATATTATAAGCCTTAGTAAAGTGAGCGTCCCTAGCAGGGACTGGCACGTTCCTCTCCAGCGTTCCCAGAACCTCAGCCTGAAGGAGTTTCCCATCCTCAGTAAGCATTGCATCCCCTGTCTCAAGGAGGAGGCCATTGTCAAGCCCCTCCATGTCGCGAAGGTAGAAGAAGCTAACCAGTTGCTCATTTGAAAACCTGTTGTCCACGTCGAACTCGACCTGATACCCCAGCTTATCGGCATATATCTCCTTAAAGCTGTATGCTCGGCTAAGGAGCTTAGTCTCGTAGTCCGCAGTCTGGTCACGGTACTCAGACTCGGTGGCAGAACCCTCGTCTACATAGTCCAGCCATGTAAAAATCTTCCCGCAGTTGTCACCGAATTGCAGCCGAATCTTTCCACTGAAGGCTGTCACCGCAAAACTCCTAGGCTCCCAGCCTGTCCAGAATCCGCTCCACGACTTTTGTTCAGCATTAAAGACCAGAGTAGTGTCTGGGTAAGTAGAGTCGTCTAACGGAACCGCGAGCATGTAACGATTCCGATAGTAAACCGCGCATGACTTCGACACGTAGTCCTTGTTTATTCTCTCTATATAATCATTGATTGGAGCGGAGAGAGGAGAGGAGATGTCTGTTTGCGTTCCTGCCTCAATCGTTGACAGGCTTCTCACTCCGTCACGAGACAGGAACAGAACGTCCGGCCCGACCTGCTGTGCTGTCTGGTGGGATATGCATCCTGTGCGATTGTTGATTAGCTTTATCTCCCAGTCAGCCACCTCCAGAGAGGGATCGGCGTCCACGCTCCACACGCTTCTCTCCTTGAATACCAGAATCTTGAACCCGAACCACGGTAGCAGCGCGGTTATCGGGTCCCCGTCACCTGACCCCACTCTGATGCTGTTCCCCAGCAGGTCCCACGACTCACCGTCAAGTACGTCTGACGTATAAATCGTATCCCCCGGCACGGAGGAATCCGCACTGGTACAGAATAGTCTACTGGAATGGCTGATTAAAAGTTTCGGCTTCAGCGGAATCTGGGAGAGATGTGCTATGCCTTCAGCGTCTGTGCCTCCAGATGGCGCAGCGGCAAATGAAATTGTCGGCGGAGTTGATGCACTGTACCCGCTGCTGGGAGTGTCAATCGATGCCTCAATCACCTTGCCGCCGTATCCCAGCTTTGCAGTTGCAGCAGCCGCACCACTGCTGAATGTTATGGCAGGAACACTGGTGTACCCCAGCCCTTTCTCTGTAATCTCTATGCTGGATACCGTCCCGGCGGTTATCGTCTGGGCCACTGAAGATGAGTCAACATACTGCAGGTCCCCCACCCCGTCACAAAAATACATTCGGGAAACAAGCTGAGCAAAGTAGACATCTGTTGCCGATGCCGAGAAAGTGCCTCCTGTGTCAGCGACTGCTCCTGTTTCGTTGACGTACTTTATCTTTCTAGTTCCAGCAGTTGTGTCGTGATTAGCTA